CCTTTGGAGATGGGTTCTGCTTTAGGTGGTCGAGCCGCTACTGCTGGTGCTAATGTTGGTCAATCATTACTTACTGGTGGTAGAAGTGCTGCGTTAACTCAACAACAAGCCAATGCCTACAACCCATTTGCTACTGCTCTAAGTGGTCTTGCAAACAATCAACAATTTGGTCAAGGTGTTGCAAACTGGTGGCAAAACCGCAATATTGGCGGTGCTGGAGGAAGTGGTATACCTCAAAATCAAATGGATGCTCTTTCTAGAGATGCATTTAACCAAACAACATATGCTGGTGGCATTTATTAAGGATAAAAATCATGGCTGACACAAACACTATTCCACCACAACCAGAAGATTTTATTCGAGATGGAATGCAATATACACATGAATGGAATCCCCGTACAGTAACTGATGAGGGACAAGGTGCTTGGTCTATTGTTCCTAAAGAAAAACTTGTTTTCACACCAGACCGACCTCCGCCTCGTTTGTTTGATAATTTGTCAACATCAACAAATAGCGGTACAGCACCAGCACCACCAGCAACAGAAGAATCAGCACCAGTAACACTATTATCTGGAAAGAGTGATCTTACTTTTCCTAATTTAACAATTGATTCAAGATTTGTTGCACCAACAGCACCAGCCGCATTAGCAACACCAACAAGTGTTATGGGAATGTTCCCTGAAGTAGATGCAATGCAACGTGCTTTGTACCAACAAAAGCAAAATGAAGCAATGCAAGCACAAGCTATGCAGTATGCACGACTTGATCCCATGCAACAGGCTCAATACAGCCTATATATGGGTGGGCAACAGTTGGGTGGTGCTATTGGCGGTGCTTTGGGTGCTAAAGACCCTCAGTTGCAGTTAATTTCAATGCGTAATTCATTGATGTCTCAACTTGACCAAAACAATCCTGAAACATTTTTTAAAGCAGCTAGGATGGCTTACCAATATGGTGATTCTGACTTTGCTACCAAAATTGCTGATGCTGGTCAAAAATTACAAGTCAGTTCAGCTACCACAAGAAAAACAATTGCTGAAGCTCAAAAGTTTGAATTGTCAAACACACAAGAGCAGAAATTGCGTGAAGAACTGTCTAAGTTACCAGCAACTGCAACAGAAGCAGATATTTTGGGAATCGTTACTAAGTACGGTTCTCCAGATAAAGTTTTGTCAGTACTTCAAGCATCTGCCGACAAAGAAGCACAAAGAACGGCTAGAGCAGATCAGGCTCGTAAAGACAATGAAGCAAAACTTGAGAGATTGCAAGAAAGAATTGACGCAGAAACTATTGCAGCAAAAGAAAGAGGAGCTAATGCTAAACAGTTAGAACAAATGAGAATTGATGGTAGAAAAGAAATTGAACAAGCAAAGAATGAGTTTAAACAATCTCAATTGTCAAACAAGCCAATGCCAGCAGGTTTAATTAAAGATGAGTCCAAGGATTTGGAACTCATTGATAATTTAGACGCTCAAATCACCACACTTTCTCCTGTTATAGAAAATCTAAAAATTGATCCAAAAACAAAGAAAGCTCCTTTGGAACTTGGATTTTTAAACAATCGTAAATATGAAGTGGCTAATGCAACTGGTAATTCAACTACTGAAAGCAGAGCGTATGCAAATTTGGAACGTGCTGTTCAGGCCGCAACAAACTTGAAAGTAAGCGCAGAAAAAGGTGTTCAAACAGATAAGGACGTATTGCGTTTTGCAAATGAGTTTCTTGCTGCTTATGGTAAAAATGATACTCAAACAACATTTGAAGCATTAGATAATTTTGTCAAAGCAACAGAAACAGCAAAGAAAAAAACAAAAATAAGAATTAATCAACGCAGAAAAGCGGCAAGAATAGAACCGTTTTTTGAAGACATTTCATCTGATGAAGATTTGATAAACAAATACCAATAACGGAGTATTTATGGCAGCGACTTATGAAGAAGTAATGCAAGCTCTGCGTAAAGCTGATGCTCAAGGCAATCAAGAGGATGCTCGTAGGTTGGCAAAAATTGCACGGGCTATGAAAGAATCAAGTGCTTCTGATGCTGGTCAGCAAAATGCTCCTGCTCAAATGCAAACGCAAGCTGCGGCAACTGAAGAACCCAGTTTTTTAGAGAAGATGATCGGCTTTGGCTCTCCTACATACAGTTTGGTAAGAGGAGTAGTCATTCAGCCAGCATTAGGTGTAAATGAACTATTAGCAAAAACTGGTTTGTTTGGTCAAGATATTAAGCAAGGAGCATCTGCTAATGTTAGACAAGAACAAGCCGCTTATGAAAAAGGCAGAGCAGCTGTTGGTCGAGAGGGAATAGATGTTCCTGAATTTACAGGAGCAATATTTTCCCCTGTTAATAAAATTGTTAAAGCTGGCGGTTTATTGCAATCAATAGGTGGTGGATTGATTCAAGGAGGATTAACACCTAGCGGCAAAGAAGATGGTTCTTATCTTACTGATAAATTGTTTAACATGGGATTAGGTGCTGTGATAGGTGGAGTAATTCCACCAACAATAAAAGCCTTGTCTTACATAAAGGATCAGTTAATCAACTTGCCAATTACAGTAGCAAACAAAGAAGCTGCGGCACGAAGATACATTGAATCTTTAGTTGGTGATGAAAAACAACAAGTAATTGCGGCTTTAAGAAATGCTGGTGAAATTGTTTCTGGTAGTAAACCAACAACTGCTGAAGCATTGGTAAGTACGCCAACAGCAATAGGGCTTGTAAAAGAACAGCAAAGACTTGCAAGCCAAGTTCGCACACAGCCGCAATTTACACAAAGAGGGCAAGCACAAGCTGCTGCTCGTAAACAAGAGTTAGTGGGTCAATTTGGTACTGAGGCAGACTTAGCGGCAGCAAGAGCAGCTAGGGCAGCGGAAACTACTCCATTGCGTGAAACTGCGCTTGAGCAAGCAAATGTGTATGGTCAGGTTGTTCCTAAATTAGAGGCTGACATAGCAGAAAGACAAGCGGCTGTAGTGCAGAATCTTCAGGCACAAGGAAGAACCGCTACAGAAGAAGCGCAAGCATTGGTTCGCTCAAATACTGGAGCGCAAGGCGGTCAAATATCGCAAATTGCTGGTATGCCAATGAAGTTTCCAGATAGATACACAGGCAATTACAACCTTGCCAAGAGCCTATCTACTGCCACTCAAGAATTTGCAGACCCTATTGCACAAAGGAAAGCAGAACTTGCGTTTAAACAGTTGCAACTGAAAAGTGTTTCAGACGAAGGTTTCTATCCTCTTACTATTCAACCGATCATTGGGAAAATAGAAGATAGTCTTGGTCGTGTTGGAGATAGGTCAAATACATTGCTTGTCAATTCACTTCAAGGATTACGCACAAAATTAGCAAATCTTGCTGATGAAAATGGCATTATCAACAGCGTTGATTTATACAATGTGCGTAAAGAAATTGGCAGCGACATCAAGTCTTTCTTGACACAAAGAAATGAGCCATTTGGAGCGCAAGCTACCAATGTAGAAACATCCATCAAAAAGATTCTTGATAAATCCATCAATGATGCATCTGGAACTCAAATTTGGTCTGATTATTTGTCAAAATTTGCTGACCATAGTAAGAAAATTAATCAGATGAAAGTTGGTCAAGAACTGATTGACAAATTAAGTTTGAATTTAACTGACGTTGAAAAAGCTGGAAAATTTGCTTCAGCCGTTGACAACTCAGCCGCTTTGATTAAAAGAACTACTGGTGTTCAGAGATATGAAAATCTATCTGATTTCCTTACGCCTGAACAAATTAAATCTGTTGAAAGTGTTCGTGCTGATTTAGCAAGATCACAAAAAGCAATTGAGATGGGTAGAGGTGTTAAAGCAATAGGAGAAGAAGCATTTGCTGGTGGTGAAAAAGTCCCGGGAATGATTAGCAGTAAGATAACAATTCTCAAATCTGTTTTAGACACATTGAAGACAGGAAGTCAAAAGCAATTAGATTCAAAGATGACTGAACTTATGCTTGATCCACAAAAATTGGCAGACTTCTTAGAGGTTATGCCAAAGAAACAATCTTCATTGATTACAAGTTCTTTGATGGCAAAGATGAGTCCTGAAATGCAACAAACATTTAGAGAATTTGTATCTGCCTCTACGCCAACACAAACTCAACTTACCCGTGGAACTATCTCTCAAATCACAAGAGATTAAGGACACAAAATTGATCCGATCACGCTACTTTTTGCCGCCAATGCTTGTGTTGCAGCAATCAAAGAGGGTTGTGAGCT